CTGCATGACCGTCACCCCGGAATCGCCGTACCAAGTGCTTGTGCCACCCGTCGCGGAGTTTTCCAGCCGTTGCACAAATGAAAAGCCAAGAGGCGCGATGCCCGCGTAGTGTGCGTCGGTGGAGCGGCCGCCGTGGGTCCACCCGCCGAATAGCTGGGCGACGTTGGCGGCGCAGCGGTTGAGGCCAACCCCTGCCGCAGCCGCGGGAGCACTGGCGTTCGCGACGATTTGCTTGTTGCGCACGCGCATCAATCCGCCTGCTAGACCGGTCACAAGCCAGCACTGCGCTACGCCGATATCCGTATTGGCGTTGCTGGGTCGCCACGTATTGGTCGTGTACGACCAACTGTCTGTCGTGTCGACCGCAGACAGCTGCCGCAGCGTCTGATTGTAATAGTTCCAGAGGAGTCGGCGATTCGCGCTGTCCTCGGTCTGACCGCTCGTCGGGCCCGTCATGAACGTTCCGAGGTATCGCCGCGTCAAATCGCCACTCTTCATGTACACGCCGTCTTGCAGCGTTAGCCCGGTCGTGCGGGCGACCGGGATGAGATACCACGTGCCTCCCGATGCCGAGGCGCCGTTGCCGACGCTGCCTTCGAGGGTGAAGGTCGTCGTCGTGTTGCTCAGATACCAGATCTTGCCGTTGGGGGCGATATTGGTCACCGTGCCGTTGATCCCGACCAGGTCGCCGACGCTCCGGCCGTGGCTGGCCGATGTGACAACGATCGGCGTGGCGTTGGTGCAGCCCGTGATGCTGCCCGTCGTCTGCCCGCCCGAATCCCACGCGGTCAACTCAAGCTCTAACGTACCCGCATTGTCCCAAACAAACACATCGTAGATACGGAAGTTAGACGCCGGTACGGCGATGGTTAGCTGGCTGGAGGTGTATCGCTTCCACCGCGTGCCGTTATACAGACTAAGCGAGCAGCCATTGTACGGCACAGCATAGATCGTGTTCGCACTGCTCCCAGTGACGTCGGTGATTGTGACAGCAATTCCGCTTGTCAGCGACAAGCGGAATTGGCATAAGCCAGGGTCTTCTCCCTGGATGGCAGCGGACGAAACAATGTAAACGTCCTTGGTGCCACTGGAGAGGGATACTAGGGCATCGGAGTTAGACGATTCCTCTACCGACAGGCGGGAAAGGGTATCCGGTGAGCCACTGGTGACAATGCCCCAACCGACTTCGTACTCGTCTGCCGTGCGATGCACGATGATATAAGAAACAAGAGAGCCAGTGCCAACGACAGCTTTCAGCGTTTTGTGTTTGGCATCAATAACGCCGGCCAACGACAACGTGCCGGTGCCGGTCGTGGTCGATGTTTCCCACGCGCGATTGGAGAACTTTGCGGGCATATCATCCCTTAAAAGAGCCGACGGGTGTCGCACCCGCAATCTTAGCTACTCGCTGCCGCAGCCCATCCGCGGACCCTTTCGGTCGGTTGGGGAGTCGAACCCCACAAGCCCAGCTCTTGTGGCCTACAGGTAGCCCAAGGAATTCAGGAAGGCGATCTGCTCCGGGGTTTCTCGCGGAACACGCGATACCGGAATCTCTTCCAGCTTCGCCTTGCGAACTTCTCGCAGTTGCGAGATGAGAATCATCCCCGTCGTCCCGTCGTCGTTCACGGCGTGGAACTCCCCAGGCTCACTACCTCGCTTGTGCCAGATCCCGACCTTCTTGAGATCGAGATGGAAGCACCAGCTGCCCGGACGAACCTCGTCGACGAGGCGACCCGCTCGGGGATGCATCCGCGTCGTTCGTTCGACCTCGACCGAGGTGACTCCGTTTCCTACGACCTTCGATTCCTTGTCGCGAGCCATTTTCTATCTCCTTGAAACGATCAAAATTGAATAGGGTTGAATCCGGAGACTGCCTGATTTAGTCGGCAGTGATTCGCGGGGTGATTTTGATGTTATCGCCGTTTTGCGTCATGGCGTACGGACCCGCAGAGAATCGCTCGGCCCACATCAGGATGCCGCTCGTCGTCTGCGTGACGAAGTAGCCATACATGGAAGTAACCGACGGAGCACCCGTGAAGGTGAAGGTCTGCTGCGCATAGGCAGCGTCCGACGGGGCGCCCGCGGTGACGACCCAGCTGGTGCCGGTCAGAGCAGCTTGCGAGTAGCCGCCGCTTGTCGCTGCGGTGTAGCTCGCGTGCGTGTCCGTCTCGGCCGGGGTGACGTTGCCCGTGTAGAGGTCGAGCTTCTGATTTTCGGGAGCTGTATGGTTGAGGAAGTTCTTCAACGCGAGAACCTCACCAACATTGGGGACGAGTAGTGCCATTTGTTTCCTTTCAAATCATATCAGGACATTGAAGGCATGGTTGGAGTCGATATGGCGTGGAGACGATCGTGCATTCTCCATACAAGGTACATTTGTAGACGTTCACGGACTCATCGGGGGCCCGGCATCTGCCGCAGGGGACGGATCCACAGGGGGTATCGGAGATTCTATGATCGCAAGGGAAGTCGGCTGGAGATCTGTCCACCTTGGAGGGGTCGCTGGGCATTGTTCTGTCCACCACGCGAGTTTGTTCAGCAGCACGCCTTCCGCGTTCGTCCCGCAGCCGCAGAGACCGCATGATCCCGTCTGACCAACTGGTCCTGGAATGAATTCTGGACACGCTGCGCACACCGAATACAATTCGACGATCTTCGCAGGGGGACGCACTGGACGCCCTGCCTTAACCCATTTCATCGCTGCTACTGACAGATTTTTTGCTTTTTTTGCAAGGGAGGGAGGATGGCGATTCGACTGCGTTTTAGCGGGCGAAACGTCCGCGGGCTTCGGCATCTGCTTGGGCGGTCGTTTTGATAGACGTTGAAAAGCCATTTTCCCCACCCGATAATCTCATGAGTAACCCGGGCACACTATAACGCGAGCCAATCGGAGACGCAAATGAACCCTTACGCATCACCTCAAACGATCAACACGCAACCCGGTATTCCTGTCAAATGGAAGCTGATTGGCTGCGTGCTCGTCGTCGACGCTTGCTTGATTCCTCTCGGACACTGGGCGAATAAAGACCTGGGCGAACTCGCTGTCCGATTCGTGAACTGGCTGCCTACTGACGTCGCCGATCACTTCTGCGCCTTCCTAAAAGTGTTGACAGGCTAAGGGGCTGCTCCAGCGACAGCGGTTGCACTCACCGCATCACGACACCCAGCACACGGACCGAAGCTAGGTGGCTGGGCTTGGGGTTCCCAAGTGATCGACTCGCAATCGGTCGGGAAGCCCCCGAAGTTGTTCCAGGCATAAAAGTCGTCTCCGTCATTCCATTGCAGCAGCGTATTGCCTAGATCCTGCGTGATGCGAATCGTGACCGTCGCACCTCCGACCACAAAGCTGTCGAGCCAGTTGCAAGGATCGACCTGTGGCAGCTTGAAGGTAGCGTTCATTCCGCCTCCATAGCAGCAACCGAACCCTGAGAACGTCACATCCATGTAAAGCGGTGTGATGCCTGCGCAAAGCGAGCAATCATCGCCTTCGGGGATCTCTTCTTCGCAGCAGTCGCAAGGATTGTCGGCAGCGTCTCCAAACACGAGATGCCCGTCCTTGAAGACGAGATGCCCATCCTTGAATAGAAGATGATCCCCGGCCATTGCTCCTACTCCTCGTAGATCAAGTAGGCGCAGACGTTCACCGCCGCGGGGGCAGTGCAAGCGATACCCATTCGGCTCGCCCCTTTCATATGGGGGCGAATATCCTCAGGGAAATAGCGATCGTAGCGACCCCCTTGCGGATGGACGAGCTTCGATTCAATGATGTCCCCATAGGTCGGCTCGACCGTGCAAGTATGCTTGGCCGTGGACTGAATGGCCTCTGCCTGATCGTCGTCGAACTTCGCGGGGGTCAAGCTCGTCCCGGTCCCTGCACTCGTCGGGCGGAAGAGTTCACACGTCACGGGCTCCGCTGCTGCGGTGACCCCGTCGAACGATACGCCCCATCCGATCAGCTTTCCTCGCTGATTCGTGGGCATGATTATCATGACCACGGTTTTTTTCGTGGCAACGCCCAGAGCCACGTCGCCTGTCTGCGCAGTCAGTTTCATTCCAGCCATCGAATATCTCCTTTAGTTCAAGTAACCTATCCGCTCGTGATTGCACCGCCGCTTATGGTTCCAGGAGGTGATGCTGCGTCGTCGTCTTGCGGGAAGAATTGAATAGCAGGAGCTCCTGCAGCAGGTTCCGCGACGCATGGGCTACCTGTATCGGCAGTCTTGACCGATCCCTTACATCCCCCCTTGCCTGAAAGGATGACCTTCTTCGTTTCATACTTCAACGCATTCGATTCAACGAAGATCCGCTGAACAATCTCCTCCGTCCAAGTCACGACTGCGTTTTTGCACGTTTCGCAATCATCGAAGTCCGGTAGGTTCTCCGTATCGAAAGATCCCTGCCCAGTAAGTTCCGTTGTGGAAGACGTCTTGGACACCTTGTAACAGATGCCTTTATGCTTGACGTGCTTTCCGTCGAACTTGTGTAGGTCCTCGTCAGTCACGATGTCAGGCATCGCTTCGGGATCATTGCCGCACTCGGCATTATGGCACTGATTCTGAAGGAGGTACTTCTGCGTGCCCCCGCACTCTGCACACGTTGAAAAGGCTTCCGTGTCCTCCTTGACTGTAAACGCCACCGCTGTCTCGTCCCAGACTTCCGTATCGTTCGTGATCGTCCAGCAGGAGTCGTCGTCCTCCTTGATGATCTGACCAGTGCTAAATCCCAGCCCTGCGAGATCAGAGTAGGTGACCTTCGTCGTCTCCTCGTCGTCGCACTTCGTTAGCAGATAGCACTTGGCGCATTCTTCGCACGACTCATAGGATTCAAGCAGCGCAACGCTGGTCTCCGCAGTGCTGCAGTCCTCTAGCGTCGCTGCGGAGATCGTATAGCATTTACCGTTGGAGTGGCGGACGACAGTCTGCGGATCGACTGGGGGATCCGCTTCGAGGTCTCCGTTAAGTAGGACACCCGAGTCGACTTGCTCCCCGTCGATCGTGACAGATTTGGCGAAGATAATGTCCTGGGCTTCCTCATCTTCCCAGGGCTCGCACTCTGACAGCTTGACGCATCCCCCGCCATCGCCCGATTCAATGCACGACTTGCAGCCTTGATAATACTTGGTGATGGAGTAGGACTCTGCGTCCGTGCAGACTTCCGTATTATTGAACGCTGTTGCCTGGTAGCACTTGGAATCATGGAGGAAGGTGTAGTTTAAGGAGATGACCAGTTCCTCGGTCTCTTCTCTTGTCAGCTTGCGAAGATCGTCCAAGGCATAAATGATGTCCTCGGAGTCGAGACAGTTCACGAGCGTCCAGCAGTATTCAACGCAGCCGGCACAGGTATCGTAATAATCGGTGTAATCGAACTCGCTGACCGTCTCGCACGTAGGCGACCGCGTGACCGTGTAGCAGTAGCCATCCGCCTTGTTGCGGACGATCTTATTCTCCACGCTGGAGAGATTCTTCCGAGTGTAAATGATGACGGGAGGATCATCGTCGCCACATTTCGTCAGCTTCCAGCAATTGCGACACGCATCGCAATCACCCATAAAATCTTCAATGGTGACGTACCCCGTAGCGGTTTCGGGGTCTGTCTCCGGCAGGCAAACGATCTCCCAACAGGTACCATCAAAGCGGGCGACATCTCCAACGTGTGCAGAAAGATCATTCAACACGACGAGATTGCCTCGCGTGCGCTTGCAATCCCTCAGCCCGTACGGAATGACGGGAACCGCTTCCGCTTGCCAAAAGCCCGCCTTGCTTCGCGTCACCTTGAAATAAAGGCAGTAAGGGATGCCGCGTGCTGACACGTTGTAAACACGCCGTTCCATAACGACGTCGCCGATCTGGACAACCTTAAGCTCAGTATCGCCTGTCTCACCAACACGAACTTGCCGGTAGAACTTACAGATAGCGGAGCCAGGAACGTCGTCGCTGATCGGATCAATCCACTCGTCCTCGTCCTTGATCTTCGCAATATAGGTCTCGGGAGATGGAATGGACGTCTCCGGGAACTCGCCCGAATAGATGCCGCCGCCGTCCGCGGGCATCTTATTCACCGCGTCGATATTTCCCTTGAGACGTCTGCGATCCGCCTCGGTCAGGTAGTAACGCTTTTCCGCCATGACATCCTACTTTGAGAAAATGAACACATTGGCCTTCGTGCCCGGGACGCAAGCAGCGATAAAAACATTCCGAGGATGCAAGACCTCGACGAACGCAAAGCGTCCGGGTCGAATGACGATGGGGTCCACGCTCGCTTCGCTCAAGTAGACGAGCAGCACGCTAGCGGTAATCTCGTCTTTCTCTTCCTGCGTCGGATTGCGTTGCAACGCTCGCCCTGCGCGATTCTCAATCAGTAGCATGCCCGGATTCTCAATCCAGCACTCCGCAGGAATCAGCGGGACCTTCTTAACCTCGAACTCAAGACGTCGGACCCAGGGCTGGGCTTTCGTCTCAAGCAGCTGGTTCCAGCGAGCGTCGACGCTCAAAGGAGCTTCCCCATGATGTTCGTGATGGACAACGCAGTTGACGGTCAAGCGGTCCTGCTCCTCAAGAGCGGGCTTCAATGGCATCGCCCTCGCTGCTTTTCGCAGCGTGTCAGCAACGGTGATGCGGCCCTTCTCGAGGATGTCTTTCAATTCCCGCTTGCGTCGATTCGCTTCGCTTCCCATGGCTTGCTCCTTAGGTCAATGAACTGGGGATGCCCAGTGCGAGTAGGTTCGATTCGGTGTAGAAGTCAAAGGTCAGTTCCACAGGCTCGTCGAGGTCGCTCAACGGCTCGCCGTCTTTCAGAAAGACCCGCGTATTTTCATCGTTGACATCCTTAAATTGGATGTAGTTTTGCGGGTTGGCTTTGTCGATACCCCCATCCGCAGTCCAGACCCCCTCGATCCACTGCCCACGGATCACCTTGTTGCCCTCGTCGACGATCTTCCGCGTGAACTTTTCAAAATCGACATCGAATTCATATCCGATGGTATAGTAGTAGGAGCACGTTCCATATAGCTGACGCTGCCACGAGACAGCGGACAGCTTGATCGAGCGTGCTTCGAGATCCCAAAGCGTCGCATCGTTGACCGTGTCCATCGCATAGCTGAACAACCCGAGCGGCAAGGACAGCGAGTTGAATTCAATGTTGACGGTTGGTCGGTTGTAATCCCGCTCGACTTGCTTGCCGCGGAAGAGTTCAAAGGACGAATTCTTGACAGCGTTGCCGTCCTTGTCGAATCGTGCTTCCTTCGTGTACTTCACGAACGACCCCGACAAGCGAGGAGGTTCGTCCAATGGATTCTCGATCTGCGTGTCCTGGCAGCGTGACAGCGGCTCGGTCGTAAACTTCTGCTCGCAGATCCAGAGCACGCAGGGCTCCCCCGGCGTCATCATCTGGAACTTCCAGTCCGGCCAGCAGAGCGCAGACGCATCACTATCATTTCCAAACGCCCAGGGAGACCCGATCGCGGGAAGTCCCGGGGTGTTCAGAATCGTTTGCGGGCCATCGTCGGGGTCCGTCGATTCGACAAGCCACTTGGCCGTGTACTCTCGATGGCCTTCCTTGTTGCGGCCGAGACCCCATTCCAACATTCCTAGGACTGCACTGCTCATAGGTTCGCCGGGGCAAAAGTGTTTTTGTCGGGGTTTGTGTTGCGTGCGATGATCGTAAGGAGATCAACGACCTTCGTCTCATACTTCTCCTCACCGTCTCCTCCCTTGCCCTTCCCTTGCACGTCCTCAACGGGGATGGGCTTCTGGTCGTTAGGAGCGACGGGCTGCGGGGCTGGAGCAACCCGAGCAGCAGGCCCGATGTCGGGAGCGTGAAATTGCCCGGTGTAGATCATCTCGCGATACTTTGCGAGTCGATCAGCAGCCTCGAGCGTTCCGGCCTCAAGCGCGTCGAGCCCTGTCATGTTGACCTTGATCTTAATATCCTTGCTCAAGTCCTTGCGAGCGTCAGCCATTGCCTTCTGGAACTGCTCGGCAGTGAGGTGGCCCTTCTTCAACATGAGCTCCAATTCCTTCTGGACCTCATTGAACTTCTCCGCAGGGGTCAAGGACTTTTCGATGATCTGCTTTGCTTTTTCCTTGAGCTTCTTATCCTCGTCAAGGGCTTTGATTGTCGCAGACAACGCACGAGCTTCGGCAAGCTGGGCGTCCGTCGCTCCCTTCGTTGCCAGCTTGAAGATGTCAGCCTCCTCGCTCGACATCCCGTAGGTGAGCACTTGCTCCTTGAGCTTCGCGGTCAGTTCTTCGATCTCGGTCGCAAGCTCGCTCACGAACTTATTGACCTCTTCCTTGAGCGGAGCCTTGTCGAGGACTGCCTTCGCCCCGTCGACGACACCGTCCGCGAGCTTCTGACCCATCTCCTGTCCTGGGATGGTCAGATTGAACTTGGGTCCTTCAGCAATGGAGCTCGTGAACGTGTCTAGAGGATTCTTGAGCTTGCCGGCCTGCTCGCCCATGATGTCGGCAGCAGTCTCGAGGAAGTTCAGATTGGCAGCCCCCTTATCAAAGTCACTGCCCATTTGCTTCGCGAGATCTTCCATCGAGAAGCTACCACCCGAGAAGGCTGCCTTCAGAGCCTCCCACGCGCTTTGAGCAAACTTCACGAATAGCTCGCCCGCAGCTTTGATACCGCTCCAGACAGCTTGCAAGAATTCGACGCTGAACAAACGCTTGAAGAGCCCGACGAGCCATCCTTGCCATGCGATGAACAATCGGAAAGCAGTCTCAAGAGCCACTGCCACGTAGCCGTAGAAGCTCGCGAAACTGATACCCCACAAGCTGACGAGATCAGTCAAGAGGTTAAACCAGTTCTCCCAAAGCCATGTGGTAAGGATCTCAATATTCTCGCTTAGATGCATCAGAAATCCGACAGCCGCGACAACGAACGAATAGACCTTCGCGGTAATCGTTTCCCAGATGTTCATTAATCCTTCGGCACCGACAATTTGATAAACGGCGTAGGCGATGGCCGCTCCGAAAGCGACGATCTGGGCTGCCACTGACGCTAGCCCAACGGCCACCGCGAGTCCCACAGTCGTAATGCTCGCAAGCAAGGCGACGAACCCAGCGACCACGGTAACGATTGTTCCGAAAGTCACGGCAAGCGGACCGAGCACCGCAAGTACCGCCGCGATACCGACGATGACTTGCTTTGCCGTGAGCGAGAGAGATTCCCACCATTTGATTCCCTCCTTAATACGATCGTTCACCCACATAATCGCAGGCGCAAGGATCTTACCAATGTCCATCGCCACAACAATAAGTTGGTTCTGGAGAATCTTCAACTGATTGGAAAAGGACTTCAACTGCTCATCGGACATTCGCTTGACAGCACCACCAGCCGATTGAAGGCCCTTTTCAAAGTCGCGAATCGCCTGCGACTGCCCAAACAACGCCTGGACAGCGGCCTTCGACTGCGAACGGAAGCCCAATTGCGAGAGCGTGGCTTGTCGCTGCTCGTCCGTCATGGGTCCCAGGGCCTTCTCAAGACCTCCGATGATGTCAGCAACTGGCCTCATAGCCCCGCTAGCATCGTAGACGTCCATCCCGAGCTTTTTCCACGTCTCGCCGTGCGTTCGCACGCCGCGGTCAAGTTCGCGAAGCATGATGTCTAGCTTTTCACCAGCAAGCTCACCGCGGATACCAACTTCCGCGTAAGCCATCAGAATCGCAGTACCTTCCTCGAGCGACTTATTGACGAGTCGCAGAGCAGAACCCGACTTGGTCGCGAGGGCTTTCGCGAACTGCTCTTGGGATGCTTTCGATCGGTTGGCAGCCTCAGTCACCACGTCAGCGACGCGAGCCATTTGTTTCATATTCTCGATCGGATCCTTCGACGTCAGGCCCATGATGCTCTGCGCGTCGCTCAACTGCTCGACAGCCTTCTCCATGCTTTGAGCACTAGCGGTGGCGTAATCTGCCACAATGGGTAGTTGCTTGATGGACTGCTCGGCAGTGTAGCCTGCTTGCGCGAGGAAGTAGAAAGCTCGGGCAGCTTCCTCAGGAGCGTTCGGGGTAATCTTCGCGATCGCGATGGCAGCCGCTTCCATCTGACCGCGTGTTTCGGTACTGACCTTTCCCATGATCGCGATCGACTCGGTCATGGTCTTGTCAAACTTCGCCATTTCCCGAACGGCGACAGACCCGAGCAGCGTCAGCGGAGCAGTAAGCCCCACAGTCATCCGCATACCGACGCTAGTCATCAGACCGCCAACACTTCGCAGCTGGCTCGCTGCCATGCTCATATACTTTTGAGCGGTCGCGAATTCTCGCCCCAGGGCCGCCACACCACGGGCATAGGTCTGGGACGAAATGTAGCCTCGCTGGTAGAGGGAGTTTAGCTCGGCGAGTTTCTTCCGATACTGTTCCGTGGGAGTCATCAGCGACGAGACTAGGCTGGTTGCTCGTGCCATGTCCGCATTGTGTCGCTCGGTCGCTTGCGCGACTGCTTTCTGGGCTGCGGCAACCTGCGGCAACGTGCTGCGAGCCGCAGCCATCGCCCGATTCCACGTTTGCCCAGTGATTGCACCTTGAGCAAGGAGGGAGTTCAGCCGCTTCGATTCTTCGGCAAAGCGTTCCGTGGGCGTCGCGACGGCTTCCGTAATGCGAGCACCCTCCGCAAGGACAGCGTTGCGAGACGCGATCGCCTTGTTGGCTTCGTTCTCGATCTGCTTGACCTTTTGGATGATTTGCTTTACCGACTCATCCATGACCTTGTCAAAGTCAGTCGCATCTCCCAGGATGCGGACAATCATGGTCTCGATCTCGGCGGCAGAACTCATTTTTCCTCCTCGGGACGGACGCCCATTGATTGCAACCAGGCGCCCTTAGAGCGTGCGAGACGTTCCTCTGGCGAGAGATTCGACCAGTCGGCTTCGGGCTTGACGTCCTTAAACTTCAAGATGAAGGCGCCCATTTTCACACGCTTGGGATACTTCGCTCGACCGCGTACCACTTCGCACGCGATCTGGGCAAGGTAGTGGTCGGTCCTGCTTGGAATGTTCCAGAGACGCTTGAGGAAAAGACGCCACTTCACAAAGTCGGTCGACGTCGTTTCCTGCTTGCATCGCTGCAAGCTCATCCCTAGCTCATGCGCAAGCAGGAGCCACTCCAACTCCTCGCCCGCTAGGAGTTTTTTGCCTCTTCCTCTTCATCGGCTTTCTTCTCGGGATCGAGCCGGGACAGCTTCTTCGCGACCTTGTCCAACTGCTCGAGGACAGAGGCCGGCCATTTCTGCATGGTCGCCTGGGGCACAAACTTGCCCGTGGAATTGTCGACGAGGCAGAGTGCGAGCAGATCGGTCTGGACACCGTCGAAAGACTTCACGCCTTGCAGCTTGCCTCCGACGTAGTTCGCTCGCTTGCTCGACTTGGTGAAGAACATATCCCGACCCGCCCCGTCGAGTTCGACGATACGGCACGACATCTCGACGATCTTGGGCGAGTTGTCAGCGTCGAGGACGATCGTACCGTCCACTTCTTCGGGGACCTCGAACTTCACGGGAACGGACTTTTTCACGAGCTTGAACACGAGCACGCCATCGGCATCCGGCTGGACATCTTCATGGTCTGACATTGGCTTGGCTTCCTTCATAGAAGAGAGAAAAGGCGACGGCTGGCGATCGAATCTCGATCAGTCCCAGCCGTCGCAGAGCGTCACAAAACGCAGAGCAGCGGTCGAGAGTCGACTAAGCTGCAGCAGTGTAGACGGGAGCCGTCTCCACGCCTGAATCGTTCTGGTTGCTGCAAATGATGGTGAAGTCCGCCGTGGGCTGCTCGCCCTCGACCGACTCGCCCGGAGTGAACGCATCCAGCCAGCCCCAGAAGGCAAGCGAGGCCCCGTCCGAAAACGTGATGGTAATCAGCTGGTTCTGGCCGATCATCGTCACGATGTCATTATAAACGACGGGGTCGTAGGCAGCGGTTCCGCTGCACTCGCCCAGCGTCTTCAAGAGCTTCGGCGCCTTCGTGCGCCAGGTCGTGTTGCGCATCGTCGTGGTGTCATTCTCACCACCCGCCTCGATGCTCGGAGGCGTGACCGACTTCTCATAAAACGCCGGAGTGGCGAGCGAGAAGGTAATCAGTGTGGAAAAACCGTCGTCAAGACGACTCATGGTTAAACTCCTTTTATTCCTTTTCTTGGGTTCAGATCGCGAGCACGCTACGGGCGAGCACGCTCGTGGTTAGTTGTAGGCAGCCCCGACCCGCATCGTCTTGGCCGACACGTCCCCGTGGGAGAAGTAGACCACGGAGATCGTGTCCCCCGCGATCGGGTTGACATCACCGCAATCCTCATACCAGACATAAGCCAGGCTTGCCAGATCGAAAACGCGGGTCAGATCATTTTCGAGGATGATCGTACCCAAAGCGGACTCGCTGAACATGGTCAGGCCTACCATGTCGTCGCCCACGACGTTGAAGACCTCGGTCAGCGGCACCATGACCGTGACAGCCGTGGCAGCAGTCGGCAGAGCGTCGCCGGTGCAATTGTCGATGGGCACGACGAGTGTCGCGACCGTGCCGGCCGACGGGCACACGGCTCGTTTGTTGACGCCGGCATCCACCCAATAGATATGCAGCAGATCACCGGTAAGCACGCCATGGCTCGCTGCGAGCGTGAGCGACCCGGTATCCGCGTCCGTTCGCACGGTCAAGACACCGGTCTTCGCAGCCGGGACACTCTTTTCGACGACAACGCCGACGTCAGCGGTAATGGACTTCTGCTCGGCAAACGTCTTGCCGCTAAGCCCAATGGACTTCGTAACGGTCATGGTAATCGACATAGGACTCTCCTTGTCAAACGGGGTTGATGGTCAAACGTGAGTTGATGGTGAACAACGGGCGCCGATTCTTGGGCTCATATCCGATATGGAACGGGTTGCCCGTTCGTGCTGACTGGATCGAGTAGGTTTGATCTCCGACGATTGCGATCTCGCTGCGAAGGATCGAGTTCAGTGCAGCTTCCACGTCCTTCAGCTTCGTCCATCCTACGGGATAGGTTAGTGCTCGCAGCTTGATCTGGATCCTGGGATGTTCAATGCGTTCTCCGGTCGTCATGATGCGTCCGTCGGGGACTCCGGGCAGATCGTAGATGGACGCAGCGAGATCAGGAGAAGCGGGGAGAGACGACACGTAAATAGGCCAATCTCCGGCCAGCGAGAAAACACCCTGGGCGATGAGCCAGCGTGCTAAGATCTTCGCGGGTGGAGTGTTCAGAGGCATGGTCAATCACTGGTATCTAAAAGGATGTCTCGAATCTCTGCCTTGTGCTCGATCAAGATCCGCTCGAGGTACTTCGCTGTCTTTCCCGGAGCGTGCTGCGCGTCGAGATCCTCGTGAACGTAGATGGCGTAATCCATCGTGTATCCGACAATCCCAACGGTCTTCGACCCTTTGCCTTCCTTTCGGGTGAAAGCACTATTCCTAAGTGCCCCAGTGTCGACGGGCACAATCTTCTGGCTTTCCTTTTGAATGTAGAGGCACGTCCGAATGACGTTTCTTTCCTGTTGCTTCGCCTTTTGCTTCTTCAAAGCCCGGATTGTCTTGATGAGATGCGTTACCCCGTCAACGCGAGTCATCGAAGCCTCCTACAGATAAACGGTTCGGAGGAACTCGCGAGCATTCAACTTGGGCAACTTCTCGACTCGCAGGATCTCCCAGGAACTCACATTGGCAAACGGATCAGCGTCAGCGTCCGCAAGCAACCCGAGCCAGAGAACCCCTCCGACTGCCAGGTCACGATCAACGTATACGCGAGCCTTGCTCATCACTTCGCGACCATCCATTGTGATGATCTGGGAAATGACGTCTTCCCATCGGCAAGCTATCTCGATCGCAGCAGCAGGAACAGGCTGTCCGAACTCGTTTGCAGCGGCTTGAGGAGCCCAATAGACTGCGGTCTGCTTCCGCATCCGGGTGATGATGCCCATGGTCTACTCCTCATCTTCGCAGCAGGTTTCATCGGAAATGAGCTGCCGACACTTGTTCCCTAGGAAGGAAATGGTTGCAACGTAGGCTACCTTGCCTTCGTTTGCGAGCCTGTCTTGCAGAGCGAGCCCGCCCGCAGTGTCGAGACGCTTCGCCTGTTGCCCGTATCGCGTAACGTCTAGGCCCAGATCCACCTTCGACTCAAAGCGTTCACGAACGGCGCCGGCTGCCTCTTCTGATGCGCGAGGGGCGAGGATACAGAAGAAATGGGCAGACAACCACCGCTCGATCAATTCGAGCTTCGCGTCCGTATAGCCTGCTGTCAGACAGCACGCATCCACCATGGAGTTCGCTGCCTCGATGAAAGGGGTCAGGTCAGTCGAATCGTCATTGGAGACGATCGCTTCCACTGCCACTTGAGTCGTGCGAACTGCCATGGGATGCTTCCTTGTGTTTGCCGGGTTTAACCGCCCGGCGTCGGGTTGCTACTTGACCAGATCAGCGATGAACTTCTCAACGGCCTTCTTGCTCGTCAACTTGCTCGCGTTCTTCTTCACGTCGGGGCTGTCAGCCTCGGCAACGAAGAACTGGAGACCTTTCTGCAAGACCAACAGGTCGTTGTCCGTCGCGAGCTTGTACTCCGCGGACACGTCCTTGCCGAGCTTCGATGCTTTCGCGACGACAGCGGGAGCCTTCTTTTCTTCCTCTTCCTCCTCGTCGCCGTTGTCCTCGAGGTCGTCCTCGTCGATCAGTTCTTCTTCGTTTTCCTCGACGGGGTCGATCTCGTCAGCCTTAGGCGGCGGGGGAGGGGGAGGGGGTGAGACCTTCTTCGCGTACCGCTCGGAGACTTCCTTGAACTTGTCCACTCCAAACATGGTGACCAGATCGCTCGCGGTTGCGATGACAGCGCCCGCGTGATAAGTCTCCTTCTTCTCGGCATGACAGCCGATCAGGAGTTTGAAGTACCGGACCTTGAGTGCTTTCGCCATGGCTTGCTTCCTTCTTGAGAAGATGCGTAAAAGGAAAGATCAGAGAACTAGGGAGGGTGGATGTCCCCTCCCATTGTCTCGTCGCTCGAGGCTTACGCCACGAGCCCGTGAACGATGCCGGTATTGCCGTTGGAGTCGGCACGATACTGCGGCACGAGGATGCAGAGGACCTTGAAATTGACCTTGAAGGGAGTCGGCTCCCACTGGACGGTCGTCATCTCCATGCCGACGACCGTGCGGATGATGTCGCTGCTCATCTGCACCAAGCAGATGGTCCCGGTGGGCAGATAGTCCAGGGTTTGCATGCCCTGGAAGCCATCGACCATCAGGATCCGCTTGCGCAGCGTGTTGTCGCCCTTGGCAGCCGAGTAGTCGGCGTCCAGGTACTTGTCCCACGAGGTGGAGTTGAAAAGCATCCACGGCCCGTAGTGGTACGCCAGCTGCGACTGCTCCTTCATGGCGAGCAGTTCGTCCAGCAGCACGTCGGGAGTCCAGCCCGGCGAAGCGGGACTGGTCAAGGTCTTGGTCATGCGGCTCGGGAAGGTCGTGAGACCGTACACGTAGCCACCGCCGTACTTGTACCCCGACGAGAAAGTGCCGAGATGCAACTTCTCGACAGCTTCCGAGACACGACGCGAGGCCAACTCGGCCGTGGTCGTGTCGAGCGGGCTGCCGCCGTTGCGGGAAGCGGCCAGCTGTCGCGTGTTGAAGCTGAAATCCTTGTGGATGATCGGCAGAGGCAGATTCGTGAGATCGAAGACCGGGCGGTCGTTCGGGGTCTCGGCCTCCGGGTTCATCGTGATGGACGCTTCGTTGATGTCCGTTTGGGTCTCGTGCTGCAAAACGGTCTTTCCGAAACCGTTCGGGATCACGTAGTTCAGACCGGCACCACGAACGGCGGACACGAAACGTAGACGAGGCTTGGCGACCTTGATGATTGCGGCATCCAGGTGCACCCAGTCGTCCTTGCGCAGAGCGGCAGTGATGCCGGTATTCTGCACGCAGATGACCTTGTCCTCTCGCTTGCGAGTCTCCGGGTTGAAGACGTTCTGGAGAATGTAGCTCCGCCCGTCTTCACCCCGCCACGGACGCAGGACGTCCGTGTCAAAGTCGTGGTCGAGCAGTGCATTGGCAACGCTGCCCTGGCCCTGCCCATTCAAAATGAAATCCAGCATGTTCAAAACTCCTTTTTGTTGTTGTCGTCGACTTACGTGCCGGCGATCAGTGAACCAATCAGAAGCGGGCAGGGAGACTACACGCAGCGAGCTTGGATGAACGCCTCGGCGGCAACGGCCGAGTTATCCACGGCTTCCTCAGCCATGAACAACACTGCCGAGGGGGTGACCCGCTCGATCGTGATGGTCTGGGCCTGAATCGCGACCGTGCAAGTGGCGGTGGTAGCCGACCACGTGGCACTCGCCTTGATGACCTTGGTCGCGGTCGTGTCGATCGTGGTCGAGCCGAGGAAGAACGGCAGAGCAGTCGCCGTTCCGGGAACGCCGTTCGCCACAAACCCGTAGGCGACGAACGTGCCCGAGGCACCGATCGTCCGCACGACGAGGTTGATCTCCCATTCAACCACGTCGCCGGCCGTCGCATTGACGGCAGCGGTCGCGGTGATGAGTTGCGAACCGATATAGAACTTCACGGTCAGAGTGTCGGTGCCAGCGGCAGCAGACACGACAGCGAAGCCCTTGATCTTCAAAATGTCGCCGACCTGCAGGAAGTTCGCGGGGACCGTGTAGGTCTGCGAAAAATCCTGTTCGGTCGAGACCGAGTTGGTCACGTCGGTCGACGCGGCAGCGCTCGCGTACAACGTGTGGCTGCCATTGCTCGACGGCTTGACCAGCGTTCCATCGCCGTTGCTAATGAGCGTGTCGCCCACCACGACTGCCGAAGCATTTGCGGGGAGACGACAGAGGAACAGATCCCCGGGGATGGGCATCTGGTACGGCACGACATCATCGACGGCGTAGGCGTCCATGATGTTTCGATTGGCGTTCTGGTAGCCGCTCAACCGATCCTCGATCGCAACGAGGACAGGACCGTTCCCGCCGTAGGTCGCATGCTTGAGAATCTTGCCGTCGCTGTCGAGCTTGCCCATGTGGCCCGGCTTGATGATCCCCGAGGCAACCGCCTCGCGGTACCGGCCGTGAACGATCAGGCCGATGGTGTTGGGAGTGGTCATTAAAACTCTCCTTGGGTGGTGTTGTTTGAACGCTATGGAAAAAGTGATGCGAGACGACACGCCCAGAAGACTACTTGGGCAGATCGTAGCTCAACGGAGTGCGGGGCAGGGGAGCTTCGTTGTGGACGGTCGGGGACACGCTGACGGGACCGCCCTGGGCGCCTGCGTAGTTCAAGACGGGAGCAGGTGCCGAAGAGGCGACGGTCAAAGCGACCATGCCTTTCAGCTCCTCGATCGGACGGGTCATCAGATGGGCCTTCGTGAAGATGTTCGACTTGTTGGCGACAATCTTGTCGGCCAGGTCGGACTTCGCGGTCACTTCGGCAGCCATCGAGTTGCGAATGCTCGCGGCAACCTCGGGATGCATGCCGGCGAGCGTTTCCTCGATGGAGGGAACCTTGTTCACAACGGGGGCGACGACGGGCTGCAAAATCGCCGGGGTCGTCGGGGGAGTCTGCTCGGGCTTCTTGGTCGTGTTCGCGACGAGCTTGGTCAGCTTCTCCTCGCTGAACACTTCGAGGGTCACGCGATCCGCTTCCTCGAAGGCGCCGTTGGCGACCAGCGAGTCAATCAGGAGCTTCTTGGACATGGGTAATGTCTCCTTGGTGGGGGTGTTGGAGACGCTCATTAGCGTCTCCTGATTCAGAGTCAAATAGGAAGTCGAGCGATAGACTTCCTCAGGGCTGTCACCGATCGTCGTTTTCTGATCGCTCGACGTGTAGGACAGTTTGTAGGACGTGTCCTTCAGCCGGTATACAAACCAGCTGTCGAATACGGCCTCGATATAAGCGTTATAGCCCTCACGGGCTTGGAGAAGGGAGTAAAGTTCGGTCGTGATCTCTCCGTAGGACTTGAGGTTCGTCACGATCACGCCGGCGCCTGAAAGGGCGTGCAAGCGTGCTCGATCAAACTCGTCCACCTCGACGACCCCGTCCGCGTTGCGAAGCAAGCCAGCACCCGCAGCAAGCGAGCACGCTCCGACTTGATCGGGGAGGATTGCAAGATGATCCGGCTGGAAGTTGCGAACGATACCCTTGTAGGCAACCCCCGCGAACTCACCTTCCGCTACATCGATCTCGCAGCCCAACCCAGTGCTGATCTCGACTGCCTTATTGGCAACGAGGTTTTCGATAATCCGCTTGTCGATCTCGCAGCAGCGAGCGACATCGATCCATGCTTCCGTCTTGAGCTTGGGTCCCTTATACGTGGTGTTGAGAATGACTCCCACCTTCCGCGTGTTCAGGATGTGCGGGTCACACGCGCTCGCCCCTTCCGCAGGGTGATAGACGACAAGCGGTTTATGATTCCACACGCTCGGGGCTTTCCCAAGCTCGGCGCCCGAATAGAAGAGAGGTCCCGCGCTGCCGTTCAGCACGCCCTCCACGATCATCACTGCCGGGACCACGAGATGCTCGCGGCCTTCCAGTTGTTCGTAGCGGCTTTTGCCGCCGAGGTTCATGATGAATCGGACATTTTTCATTGGAACTTCTCCATGTGAGGTGGCACAATCTATGGACGACTTGTCGGCGTGTCAACACCTAGCCGATGGGCAAAGGGGTCGCGGACGGTGGATCGTCGTCTTCCGAATGGGGGAGAATCGTAGTTGGACTGGAAAGACGTCGTTTGATCTCACTATCGCTTGCAAGCTGCTGCGCCTGATGGGCAGCCATTTGCACAAGGAGTTCTGCGAGTTCTGCCTGCCTCTCTCGCGAGATAATGCCTGATTTTCGCGCGTCGAGGATCTCTTGTTTGAGCGACAGGATTTTCTCATTGAAGCCATTCGCTGTCTTGAATGCTTCGCGACTGACCTCAGTATTCTTGTCGACGTTCTGGTTGATCCCCTTGGCAAGCTCGTCCGTATGGGTGATGAGCTTGCGGGTTTGCTCTGCGATCTCTTGCTCCCGACGGACTCGATCCTCTGCATCCCATTTCCGGTTCCGCTTTTCTCGCCACGCCGAAAAGACAGCCGTGAAAATCGTCATTATCATGGTAATGACTGCAATTGCAGTCGAGGGATCCGATTCCATCGAAAAGACTCCAGAAGACTAGGAAAGAGGAACGTCTCGCGAGTAAGTCACGCTCGCGAGACGTCTCGAGGCATCCATCGCCTCTAGCGACCTAGCAGCCTTCGGAACGGCCCCGATGAGGAGGGGCGTCCGCTGCTCGATCGTGTACTGGTACTGCACTGACCGCTGGCACAATCACCGGCCAGAGCTTTTGAGGGAGTCGACGCGCGAACGGAAGGGGGATCTACCGGAGCCTGTCCGTTCGGAAGACGAGGGACGACAGCTTGAGCACCCCCGGGGCTCGTCGTTTTCTTGCCTGAGCCCTTGCATACGGGGCACACGACGAAAACCGTCCCATCTCCCAGTTTCCCCACCCCGTCGCAGTTATCGCAGACGCTAGAGGGCTTTACGGGCGGATTAGGGGTAGGAGACGGCTGAGGAGAGGGGCTCGCGTGCAAAGCAACGATCCCAGCAGCAAGTTCGAGGAACTCGCCCGCAGCAGCCGGAGACGCGATCGAGCACACGAGCACGAGGACCAGTAGACGTTTCATGGGTTCTCCCTTGAAGGAGGGATGAGCGACGACGAGACTAGCCGCCAGGTGCGGGGACAGTCACAAAGTCGAACATTGGGGAAAGAGCATCGACGAGGTCCGCGGCAGTGTCTTCTTCCGAATCGAAAGCGTCCCCGCCTACGGAAGTCACGGAAGCCAGCGGCAAGTCAAACGACCCGAAGCCTGCCCCGCAGATCTTCACGAGATCGCTTGCCGCTGCGACGATGCAATAGGCACCGGGCGTGAAGATGGCGATGGTGACGTCAGCGTCATCCGTGATGATGACATTGGTCGTGGTGGTTGTGTCCTTGCTGATCTTCATTTCGCGTCTCCTAGGTAAGGGGTGTTTCAAAAGGGCCTTCCGTGGCCCACGACACGCATCCTTGCGGCCGCTGCGGGCGAGCCAGTGCCCAGCGAGCGGGACTCTAACCGACCAAAAGCGAGAACTCGGGGAGCTTCTTCGCGGGCCATCCCGCAGCACCCGAGAGGGCAAGGCAAAGGCGATTCTTGACATCGCTCCACCGGGCCCAGAAAGCTCCTTCGGGGATGTCAATATTCGTCCCCATGATGCGACGCGGACCGGTGTTCCACTTGCCCCAAGAATTGAGGATGAGGACGAGCGGCTCCCCATACTTCGCCACAATGATGTCACGCTCGTCGACCCCGATCACTGCAAGCGCGTGCGACCAGCTTCCGCTGCGACGACTCACACCGTTCTCGTCACGCTGATTGGAGAAACCCTCGCCGCCGCACGTTGTCAGCCCGAAGCCGTTCGCGAGGTAATCACACCACTCGCGAAGCGAACGCAATCGCGTGGCAGTGCGAATCAAGTGCTCCTGGCCAGCCTTCGTGAACTCAGGAGGGGGAGCCGTTCGACCGTACTGACCGGCGAGCTTGCCTGAATACTTGCGAAGATCGACGTTTATCTCCGGATAGTTGTTCCGCAGCCAAAGCCCCGACTTACTGCAAGCGATTTGGGCCGCCGCGTCGCACGACCAGCCATCGCCTGAGTATCCTCGATACCAGTAGATGGCTTCCGTGGAGAGGGCTCCATTTTTGATACCGTCGGGATCGATGATCGGGGCGCCCTCGATCTTCCCAGTGACCTCGTCAGGCTTGCCGCTTGCAATGTCGCAAGCCATCGTGAGCAGAGCGGCATTCTTCGTGGAATGGGCGACACAATCGCCTCGTTGCTGCGCAGCACCGGGCCAGCACCCCGGGAAAAGCTGCTCGACAAGACGGTAAGGGATGACGAGCTTGCCTTCGCCTGCTCCCGTCAGCGAGTTTGCGTCCGAGACACGTCGACCGTCCAGATCCCCGAAAGGCTGGGCGACGATGAACGACTCGAAAACTTCTGTCGCAGCAGGATCGTGCCAGACACCGGCATAGCCGTCCTTGTAAGTCTGCTCGATCTTCTCGGGAACGAGATCGACAGCACCTTCAGGCCACCACGAGAACGATCGCGGAAGGAAAGCAGATTTGGGACGAATCAAGGGCATGACTAGCTCCTAAGATGAGAAAGAAGAAAGGGCATCCTTGCCCGTTGAATCCCTGCTATCGCGAGCACGCCCAAGCAACCGCTTGGGTGAACTCGATCGCACGCCCCGAATTGTAGGCACCATCCTCTGCCCCGAACGCTGTCGCGAAAGACTTCTCCAGAGCAGCAGAGAACCCCGGAAAGGCATTCTGCAAGCCTGCTCGCGTCGTGACTGCGTTCGCATAGGTGGTAATCGTACCCTTGAGGGCCCCTAAGCCCGCAGGAGGGGGACTCGACAGCAAGATGGTCGAGAGATCCTGCCACGCTTCTCGCCACTTCGCAGCCTTCACAGCGTCCCCTTGCAGCATGACGGCCTTGATCGGGGCAACCAGCTGCTGCATTTCAGCAGACGGCATACCTAGCGGGGGCAAGGGCTGCGGCTGAGGTTGGGGGTTCGGTTGCGGGGGCACGGGGTTCGGTACCGAACCTTTAACCGTAAAATCGGCAGTGTAACGGTTCAGTGTGAATGCCAGTGCGATCTTCACCTTCTCCGGCTTCGCCTTGCTCGCGTCGTCGGGGAACGCAGGATCGGGCACGAGCACGAGGAGCTCGCGATACTGCTGCGACGCAACGGTGGCCTCGAGCCAGTGATCCCCCGGGGGAGCCCAGATGAACAACTTATCTCCCTGTCCGGGGAGCGTTTCATACTGCACCTTGCCGCTCGACACTCGCCAGGTAATCTGGACGTCGGTGTCCTTCGATTCGGGAATCTTGCACGTGGCAATAATGGGGTCGTAGAGGTCGACCTCACGCTGGACACTGATCTGCCCGAACGCAGACGAGCAGCAGAGCACGAGGGCAGCAAACAAGGGAAATCGCACGGCTTGATTCCTTTGAGTTGAGAATGAGGAAAAGGTAGGGGAGTCAGCACTCCCCTACCCTAGATAGGACGAATCGATCGAGTCAGGTGGCTAGATGGTAAAGCGTGCTCGCGTTCGTCTCATCATGTTGCGGATCGGCTTTCGTCGCTCGCCAGACCGATCATTAATGATTGCAGCAGCGACAGGCCGAGGTTTGTCGACACGCGACGGACAGTTTCCACCCGCACAAGGCAGGGAGTAAGAGGCGGGGATGAACGATTCAAACCGATCGCGATGGAACACCGTGTCCGGCAACTTAGGGGTCCCGTCGGGATGGATCGCTTGTCGTTCTTCCGGCTCGAGGATCGTAATCAAGGTCAGGATGAGCTTGAGTATCTCGGCCTTGTGCTCTTTCAGGAAGGAGAAGAAGTCTTGAATCTTGCCGCCCGCTTGAGCGTCGTAGGACTCTTGAGTGCCGGCGAAGGCTTGCTCGAAAATGCTGTCGTCATCGACTGCCTTCAGCAGTGCCTTCTTAGTAGCGGGATCGTCTTGTCGCACGGCTTGCACTCGCAACCAGGACTTGAAGATCGCCCGGCGAAAGATCTTACTTTCGCGCATCGCGGCGGGTTCGTATGTGCTGTAGATCACTTCCTGACGCTGCGGCGTGTCTTCACGCTGCGGGATGGGGGCTGCCATCGCGAGCATCGCGACGACGTATAGGAGACTTTCTTTCATGGACCTATCCTCGAACAAATGGTGAATGGTTTGGAAATGCGTGGAGCCTTCAGATCGGGGCTTGGTGAACCTTGTCGCGAAGGGCCTCGAGCATCGGGCGGACCATCGTGATGAGGTTGGGATCGACCAGCATCCGCTCGGCGAAATCGTTGATGAACGGAATATTGTACGGAACGACATAGGTGGCGACGGCCCATTCGGCGTCGCGGACCAGCTGCTCGAATTCTTCCTCGCTGTCGCTCGCGATCGAGCCCACGACACTCTCGAGGACCTCCATCGCTTTCGCAGCGAGTCGCAGGCACTCGCTCGGAGTGAACTTCGCATCGGCACCGGCTTGACGGAATTCGTTTAGAGCGTTCTCAAGAGCGGGACGAAAATCGATGGCCATCTTGCTTCTCCAAAGGACAAAGGGAATGAGTATGCCTCTCGACCGCCCTGCTTGTCGTTCACGGGAGGTGTTAGGACAAGCAGGAGCGGTGAGAAGCAAGCCGAGAGAATCTAAAGAGGTGAGGGGTTGGCAGTCAATAGATTACCACATCCCCTCAAGCGGACTCGAACGAGGCAGGGGAGCTTCGGTGTGCGACTCCACGCCCTTCGCAGCGGCCTCATAAGCATCGGAGAGACGCGAATTGAGGTCACACGCTTGCATTTCGACGTCCGCGAGCTCCGCGAGTTTGCGGAGCTCGAAAACTTCTTCGCGATCGATGCGAACATGGTCAGGAGCAACGCTGCCGATCCTTACCTTGTCGCTGCGAAGCTGGACCACCGTCAACGTGATGCGGCATCCTTCACCGTGCTCGGCGAGCATCTTGACGGTCTCGGGCGAGAGGCTATAGATGATTTTCTCGCCATTCTTCCGTGACAGAACCAACATTGCAATCCTCCTTGCGCTACCGTTGCCTATCCATGAATCGTTTACAACCAACGTACCGCTTCAACTGCTGCGTGAACTCTCCTTCCAGTAAGCTGACAAAGTAGGAAGGGGCGACGTCGCCTACCTTCGAGTTACGATGGATGCCGAAGGGCATGACAGTATCCTCAAAACGCGATGCCTCGCGATCGCTCATCTTGTCACTGGGCCCATCCATCACGAGCTTCATTCCGAGGTGTGCTGCTGCTTGCGTCGCAACGCACTCCCAGAAGCGGTCCTCATCGACCGTAACATCTCGGGTCGAGTGCATCCGCATGGAGTCTTGAGCGAAGGAAAGGCATTCACTGGCAGCGAGACGCGCTGCCATGTTAGCTTTTATCTCCAGTTTATCCTTGCTCAAGTGTTGTCTCCTTGTTCTAGAATCACGCGGTGATCTGCTCAAGATTCATTAGCACCCTCGGCACATGGTCCTTGTCCTATCTGCGAGTATGGTCCCCAGCCTCTTCGCTTCGTTTTCTGCGGACCTAGCGTCTCGGATCAACTGATGTGCCACGAGTGTGCGACAGTGTTATAGGTTGTCGCTCGAATCACCGCAGCAACGCGAAACGCAATCGCAGCAGGATGCTCGGCCATTATCATCGTCTCCCAGTATAGGTGTTCCAATCACTGTTATTCTCCCCAGGGATTGCCGTAGGGCAGACGGGGGAATAAACGGTGACTTTCTTCTCGGTCGCACGACACGCAGGCTTTCGTCCACTGATGACGGCCTCGAGTGCGCTGCGAAGTGATCGGGCTAGCTGCAAAGGCAGGATAATTTCGTCCTGAACTTGCCCACCTTGCTCAATTATGAGGTGGATCGTTAGAGCTT